GTATTATCAAACTTTGGTTTACTAAAATTATTTTTCTTATCTTTCTCCCAAGCTGCAATAATTTGCATATATCCTCCGGCAATAGCATTATTTATTTTATCTAAAGCTATTGAAGCATTATCTCCGGCAAAATTTCTTAAATCATCCAAAATGATTTTCCATTGATTTGGTTGAAGTCCTTTCTTTAATCTAAGATTGAAATATTCTAATAATTTCTCCCTAATACTTTCATTCTCAGTAAAAGCATTTATCATACCTCTCATAGTAACTATATCTTTAGCTTTCTTTCCCTTTTTAGATTTAGTTTCTATAATTGGTTTTGGTGAGGTAACAATATCTTTAGATATTGTTTTATTAGTATTATTAGTATTAGTATTATTAGGCTTTAAATTTTCAATATCTAGTTCTTTAAATTTTAAAGAACTAGTTCTTAACGACTCATCATTTTTTAGATACTTAATTATAACTTCTATATCATCTACAATTTTAAAGTATCTTTTAGCTGGGATATCTCTTTTATCGCATTTTATTAATCCCAATTCTTCTAATTTCTTAATTGCCTTTCTTTGGGAATAATCATTTAAGGTGGTTCCATCTTCTAAGTCTTGAACTGTATTGAAGAAATACCCATCTGCGGTTAATTCATTTCTATTACTAAAATAACAATACCTACTTAATAATTCACTATATATAATAGCTTCGTTTAATCCTATATTTTTAGCTAAAGTTTTATTAATTACAATGCTACCATCACTTCTAAGTAATTCAATTAAGGAATTAAACATCATTGATAACCTCCTAATGAATATAAAAAGGTACGGTTACTTGAGTTCGCGGCTCGTTCACCATACCTTTTATTGATAATCAGTATTTACTTATGGCATCAGTACCGCGAATACTGATTACCTCTATATTATATAATATAACATATTTTAAATCAAGAAGAATTTATCTTCCTTGCTTCAGTATTTCTACCACATCTTGAACTTGCTTATCCACTTGGGCATGCACTTCATCCCAAAGTAATTCTCTTTCTTTTTCAAAGTTAATAGTTCCTTCATCCACTAAATCTACTGGAAACTCTCTCTTTTCTACAAATTCAAATGTATAGAAAGTTTCATTTAGTTTAACACTAATACGGCTATGAGCTTCAATGGAAGTAGTAACCGCTTGACTCTGATATTCAGCTGGTTGCTGTTTTCTTTTAGCTGCCATTTTATCCCTCTTTTCTCTTGAGCTTGGTTACTTTTAAAGTAACAACTTCTTTTTTAGTCTGGCAATCAGCTAAGGCTGCAGCATTAACCTTTCCATTGTAAATAGCATTTTCAAGAGCGTCCATATCAACATACTCTTTCTTCTTCACTATTCCAGGAACTTTCATTTCTTTTAGCTTTGCAATTAAAGCCTCTTCAATGAAGTCTTCTCTTTCTGAAACTGAGCAACTTGCCTTGATATCATCTACAACAAATTCTCTAAGCCCAGCTTCTAACATAATTGACTTAATTTCTTTGTTATCTCTATCTACCAGCTTCTTATATGAATCCATTTTTGACTTATTGGCTTCATAAACTGGGAGTAATTGAGATAGCTTTTCTTCCGGCGTTCTAACATCTTCGACCAATGAAATTTGTTTTCTTGCCATTATTTTATCCCTCCTTAGATTTAGGTTCAAATATTATATAGAATATTTAACTCTTTTGTAAACTGTCTTCCATCTTTTTATTCTTAAGGGCTCTTTTTCCTCTTTCACCCCAGAACCGAGCATTATAATCTCCCATAATACCAGCTCTACCTCTTGGAATCCATTTTTTGAATTTCATCAATTTAGGTAAATCAGCTTTATCCCAATAACGAGTACCTCTCTTTCCTTGCTGCGTATAAGCCGGTAACTCCGGTGTATCTTTTGGTTTTTTATACCGCGGGTCATTATACCACTTATACCAATTATTTAATGTAGGAACTGAAATATCAAGATGCTGAGCTACCTTAGTTGCTGTTAACATATTATTCAAAGCTTATCACCTCCTCAATCTTTACAATCTTTCCTTCAAAGCCTAAATTTGACACATCCCCTAATTTTTTAGTCATAGGGTCAAGCTTATCAGTATCTACTATAAATTCAACAATATTTCCATTGATTGGAACATATTGATTATTAGCATCAGTATGTATATCCATTTTTATATCTCCTACCATAGCATAAAATACAAAACCATTATCTAAAGTTATTTTTAACTCTTTACCTACTTCATTTGCATAATAGCTTCCAACTGCTACTAAATATCTTCCATTGAATATTCTAAATCCTTTTTCATTTGTAGTAGCCAATTGCTGCAAAGCCCATTGTTTAGATGTTTTATCCTTTATTTTTCGATAATCCATATAAGTTTTAAATTCTCCGGTAGCTTCAGTGGGAAGTTCCAAAGTATTATAAGTGTACAACTCTTTATCCTCTTGTACATCAATTATTTCTTCAACCTCGCTTATTTGGTAAGGCTCAGGTGATACTTCAGTAAATATCGGCTCGTACACAGTTACTACTTCCAGCTCTCTTTCTACGTTCCTATTCACTTGCCATATTAGATAACCAAATACTATTAATAGTATGGTCGTCATTAAAATAAATTGACGCCTTTGAGCTTGTACTCTTCTTATTCTAAAATTTCTCATTTTCTGTTGACATACTGAACATTCTTCATAATTATACATTCCCTTATCCCCCTTAGTTTAATAAGAAATCAATAACTTCTGATTTATTAATATCTATTTTACCATCTACCAATGCATCTGCCATAGCACCTTTTTTATAAATCAATTCTTCGATTCTTTCATCGATAGTATCTTTACAAACTAAAGTGATTATATTCAAATTTGATTTAGTACCAATTCTATGAGCTCTATCTTCAGCTTGTTCTTTATTAGCTCTATTCCAAGGACTGTCTAAGAAGATTACCGTTGACGCAGCAGTTAAAGTTAAACCAGTTCCCATTGCTCCAATTGTTCCAATAATGCATTTGCATCTATCATCATTCATAAATTTATCCTGCTCGGCCACTCTATCTTTTGTTTCTCCAGTAATGATAGCTGGATTAAATCTCTTTAGTCTTTCATAGGTAGGGGTAGTCATATCTGTCCAGTTACTAAAGATTATACATTTTTTACCATTCTCTACTAATTCCTCCACAATTTCTTCAAGTCTATCAAGCTTTGCACTTTCCTTGATTTGACTACTTAATATTCCAGGGTATCCCGTAGCTTGCCTTAATCTAATTAGTTGAGCAAGTGGATTATTACTAATTTTAATCTTATCAATCTGTTCCTTGATTTCTGCTTTAACTTCATTATATATAGCCGTTTGAGCTTCACTCATTTCTACATATTCGGTAGTATAGATTTTATCTGGTAAATCAAGTACGTCTTTCTTTAATCTTCTTAACATTAGACTATCCAAATTCTCTTGTAGTTCTCCTAAATTTCTATATCCAACTACTTCATATCCGCCATATCCTCCCATTACACAATAATGCTTTTTGAATTGGTAGAATGAGTGCTTCTCAAATCCCAACCACTTGAGTACAATATATAAATCAAGAGGTGTATTCATTAAAGGTGTCCCAGTCATTGCTATTCTTGTTTCAGGCAATATCTTCAGGATTGCTTTACCTTGCTGTGATGCTGGATTCTTACATTTATGAATTTCATCAATAGCTACCATTCCGATTATTCCCTTATCACAAAGCTCTTTAATCTTGTCGCAAATATCTTTATCTCTAAGACTTTCTACATTAATTATGAGGAAATAACTATCTGGTAGGTTATTTAGATCTGCTAATTTGTCTTTGTTTGAGCCTACAACGGCTTTACCTTTACCATTATATCTTGTTCCTAATATCCAACTACTTTCATTACTATGGACTCTAATTTCGGCCTGCCAGTTCCATTTCAATCCATTAACTCCACAGATGATTAAGCAATGTTTATATTTTTTAGTTAATTTCTTTGCTACCGCTATATCAATTACTTGTTTTGTTTTGCCAAGACCCTGTTCATCACCTAATAGGAACTTATCATGTTTTAATCCGTATTCAAACCCTTCTATTTGATGGCTAAATGGAGTGGTCTTAAATTCGAAGCCTTTTGGTAATTCAATAGCTTTTTTCTGTTCCGTAGCTTTATAATTACCAGTTAATGTAATTTCTCTATTCCCCATTTGATTAATTAATGTCATGAGCTTCTTTGCAGGTACTTCCCATTCCTTAGTAGCCGCATGCCAAAAGCGACTTGACTGAGTTCTCATAATACTGACCAATTCTGCATCATATGGAAAGCTAATAAAAGCACTTAAATGTCCATTTACTTTTTCTGCTTCTTTAATCGTAATGTTAACCATTGTATTTCCTCCTTCAAAAGTGTTTTAAGTGAGGTTCTACCCTCAATAATATTATATAACATATTAATTAATAAGTCAACGCTTTTGTAAAAAAAATAAAGCATCTAAGGAATCTTAAATGCTTTATCTGAATATAATATTATTTAACCCTAATTTATCCTTCTATTCAATTATTTTAATATCCTTTAGATATACCCAGCTTACGATTTCTTTTAATAATACTTTATTAGAATCAATCTGCTGAACAGTATAAGTATTATTTTTTACGAAAGTTAGTATATTCTGACCAGTTGCATATGAAGTTAATCTTGGCCTACTTTGTTTTTGTTACATCTCAAACACAACTGCTTTATTTGCATTATCCCAAGAAACCTTAAAACCTAAGCTTTCTCCAACATCTCTTATCGGTATGTCATAATTCTTTATTTTAATGTAATTAACTCCGTCTTTAACATA